GATAGTTTTAAAGCTATCGAAAAATCAGAAGGAGTTGATATCAAAATATCATGCTAACGCCGCTATCATTACGCGACGAATTGATAAGATCAGCTCCAAACAGTGCCTCTGGAAGTTCCAGGGGAGCACTATCTGGCTCTCAATGTTCTTCAGATGGTGTTTCTTTGTCCAAAAGAACAGATGCTGTCTTTAAAGGTCTCTGCCTACTGCTTATTCAACATAAGGCTTCATTAGAGATCCGGGGGCAATTGTGCGAACAATTGCATGCGTTATTAGATAATGCTTCTGACGAGTCGGTCTGGTTAGCACGCGTAAAATACGTGTACACCTACCCACTCGCCAAATATCTAAGGAATCCGCTTCCCCCTTCCCCCGATGTGGCTTTTAAACCATCGGGAGGTCTTCGTGGCTGGATGAAAAGTCGTCTCAACCCTGACGTCGAAAATACAAACGTCCATTTGTGGTACTCTTGGTTTCAATGCAAGAGATCCACGCTCCCCTTAAGTGATGATGTTGTGGAACGGAATTATGATAAACATCTCGTTACTCTTACCAAGTTAGATAATGGTAATGACGAGACTATTAAGTCTATTTTCCGCGATACAACATTCGTTAAATGTCTATGGGAGCTGCGTGCGGCTATAACAGATGCTTTCCAAAGTTCTGCTCCTCTTGAGGAGTGGATGCCATCCGCTAATGCTTGTTTTGAAAACACGCGTGGTGGTGGAGGTCAACAAGCCGAACTCTGTGGTCTTGTTGGTTTGAAAAGTCCCTCTAAGGAGGGGAGGAAGATCATTTATGAATCTAACTTCCCTCTGTCAGGAACGGACTTTCACTCCATGATCTATAGACCATGGGTATTCACGCGAGAAGGAATTTCCACTAATTTCCTTCAAGAACGACGTGTTCCTTATGGGGTCGACGAATGGTCACAGCTTGCGAAGCTGGCCAAGGATATAGATCTTACCAAACCCCTGAACTGTACTATCCAAGCAGTTCTTGAACCTAATAAGGTTCGCATTATCTCTAAGGGAAATGCTCTTCCTTATTATAGCTGTAGACCATTACAGCGAGCTCTTCACGGCTCTATGCGCGATCTTGCGCCGTTCCGACTCATCGGACAACCTTTCTGCCCAACCGATCTTATAGGCTTGGCGGCCAAGGCTTCTCGGACCGACTGTTGGTTTTCAGTGGATTATTCTGCTGCTACTGATGGTCTTTCATGGAAATATTCC